CGTCTGGCGGATCGCTGTTCGTGTATTCCGCCGACAATCCCGACGCGATGCGCGGCATGTCGTTCGACCTCGTCATCATCGACGAGGCGTCACGCGTCTCCGAGGAATCGTGGACGGATGTGATTCAGCCGACGCTTGCCGATCGCGGTGGACGCGCCATTCTCATCAGCACGCCCGTCGGCCGCAACTGGTTCTATCGTGAATGGTTGAAGGGCCGTCAGCACTCGGAGCGCATCGCGTCCTTCCAAGCGCCGTCATCCGCGAATCCCATGCCGACGATCCGCGAGGCATTTGAACGCGCGCGGGAAACGGTGAGCGATCGCACGTTCCGGCAGGAGTGGCTTGCCGAATTTGTGGACGACGGCGGAGGCGTGTTCCGCAGCGTCACTGACGCCGTGCGCGCGCATCCCGTCAGTGCGCCGAACGCCGACCACACCTACGTGGCGGGGCTGGACTGGGCGCTCAGCAACGACTACACCGTGCTCACCGTCATCGACCAGACGACGCGCGAGGTCGCGCACATCGAACGGTTCACGATGATGGACTACGGCGCGCAGCGTGCTCGCATCCACGCGGTATGCCAGCGATACGGCGTCTACCTGGTGGTGGCTGAATCGAACGCGATGGGCAAGCCCAACAACGACGAACTGCGGCGCATGGGCGTGCGCCTGCGTGACTTCAACACCACGAATCTCAGCAAGGCCGCGGCCATCGAATCTCTCGCCGCCGCGTTCGATCATCGTGAAATTGCAATTTACGATCACCGCGAACTCATCGAAGAGCTACAAGCCTACGAAGGGTCGCGTCTCGATAGCGGAGCCATGCGATACGGCGCGCCTGACGGCATGCACGACGACATGGTGATGTCTTTGGCTCTCGCATGGCAGGCGTGCGGGAGCCAGTCAATGTGGGGGGCATAGGTATGGGAATACTCGATAGACTTTTCGGGAGGGATGAACCGGACGCTGTCAAAGCTCTGGAACGTCCGACGTGGTGGTCGAACGTCTGGAACACGGAAGGCGAGGACGGCAAAGACGAGTACGGCAATTCCCCCAGTGGCCGTATCGGTGCCGTTGAGTCGAACGTGTGGGCGTACAACTGCGTGAAGGCGCGCATGGCGGCGGTGGCACAGGCTCCCATGAAACTGTATCGCGGCGTAGGAGAGGAGAAGGAAGAGATCACGGAACATCCCGTGCTCGACTTGCTCATCAAGGTGAATCCTCTCAACCTCAACGCGCTGTCGTTCCGCCGCGGCATTGAGCAGCAGCTGAGCCTGCACGGGCGATGTCTCATCCAGAAGGTGAAGGGCACTGGCGGAGTCGTCGAGCTTTACATCCTGCCGATGAACTACGTTGAGATCGTGCCCGATGCGCGGCTGTGGATCGCGGGCTTTCGCTGGCTGCCAACGAACGATTTCATTCCACGCGCCGATGTCATTGACATCAGCTACCCGGCGCTTGACGGCAGCGTCGAAGCAGACAGCCCGACGGCCGTTGCATTGGACGCGATCAACAGATACAACCTCGCGGACAAGGCGCAGGCGTCGATCGATAGGCGCGGCGGGCAGAAGGGCGGCATGGTCATCCATCCGCAGGGCACGATTGCCGCGGACTTCGAGCGCATCCGCATGGCGTGGGACAGGTGGCGCAAAAACCCCGACAACGCCGGCCGCGACATGCACGTCAGCAACGGCTTCGAATACGTGGCCGATGCGTTCAGCGCCGTGGAGATGCAGCGAGAGGAGCGGCTGATGCGCATCGCCAACGAGATCATGGCACCGTATGGCGTGCCACCGTCCATCGCGGGAGATTACAAGGACGCGTCGAAGCTAGCCAACGCCGAAGCCCAGCGAAAGAATTTCTGGGAGGGAACGATCGTTGATGAACTGAAGCTCATCGAAGAGGAGCTGACGTTCGCGCTGCTCCACGCGGAATACCCCGGCAGCGAAGACCTGTATTTCGAGCACGACCTGTCGGACATCGCTGCGCTTCGTGAAGATGCGGACAGCCGAGTGAATCGCGCCATCGCGCTCACGGCCGCGAACCTCGCATCCGTGAACGAAGCGCGAGACCTGGTGGGCCTCGACATGAGCGAGGATCCGGCCGCGGATCGTATCCTCATGGAAGCTTCGCAGGCTGACGTTGTGGCTGACCCCGCCCCGCTCATCGCAATCGTCGATCAGCGCAACGCCGGCACGATCACGGACGACGCGGCGTCTACGCTGCTGCGCATCGCTGCTCCGAATCTCACGGATGAGCAGGTGGCATCGCTTCTCACGCGATCCGCAGCGCCGGAAGCCGCGCCTGTGGAGGACGAGGCAGACGACGAGACCGACGATGAGATGGACTCGTTCGATGCGGAGGACGATGCGATCGAGGCGGAGATCGACGCGCTTCTCTCGGAGGAATCCGCAAAGGCCGATCGCATGTTCGACGAGTCGAAGATTGAACGGCAGGGCGGGAAGTTTGCGCCGAAGGGAGCGGGTGATGATGGCGCGCCTGCCACGCCGAAGCGGAAGCGCGTGCTGTCTCCCGAGGCGAAGAAGCGCATGCAAGAGCGCCGCGTCACTCGCGCGCGAGAGGTGGAGTCTCGGATGAAGGCCGACATTCAGCGCCTTGATGAAGCGCGCGCGAACGCAGACGAGAAACTGGGCAAGCGCATCGATCGCTTGAAGGCTCGCTTGCAGCAGCGGCTCACCGATGCCACGACGATCATTGAGAGCAACGGCACGACGGTGCCCAAGCGCAAGCGCACGAGCGCGGTTGATCGCTTGCTTGGCTCGCGCGAAGAACCTGCGTCGGCGCCGTCTCCCACGGACTCGCTGCCGACCGTGAAGGCCGTTGACGAGAGCGTAGACGATCCGTGGGCACCCCCGGCCGCAGTGCGCAAAGCGGCGGAGCGCGGTCTGGAGCTGCGCCGCGAGTTCAACCGAGGCGGGACGGAAATCGGCGTGGCGCGCGCGCGTGACCTGTCGAATGGGAAACGGATTCCGCCGCAGACGATCAATCGCATGCTGTCGTATTTCGCGCGACACGAAGTGGACAAGAAGGGCGAGGGCTGGGGCGACGAGAACAATCCTAGCGCCGGTTACATCGCGTGGCTGTTGTGGGGCGGAGACGCCGGCTGGTCGTGGGCGCGCGGCATCGAACGCGAATACCCTGCCGAGGTGAAAGCCTTCCCGTACGTTGATCCCGTCGGCCTCGTCGCTGAAACGATCGACGGCGAGGAGCTTGGCATCATCGATGCGCTGCACCGTGGTGGCGTGCACGACGGCGTGAAAGCCTCGGTGAAATCGCCAGTGTTCACGATCGCAGGCAAAGCCTATGCCGCCGAGGAGGTGATGATCCGTCATGCCTAGTCCGATTCAAGTGATGCTTGTGCGCCCCGAAAAATTCAGGCGATACACGGGCGCACTGACAGAGGGCAAGAAGAAGGCGCTCGCCTACGCGCTTGAGGAGCTTGACAAATACGGCCGTGCGCAGGTGAAGCAGATTCAGGAGGAAGCGCCGGAGAAGAAGGGCCTCTTCGCACAGGGCTTCACGTACTCCGTGAAGAAGAGCGGGCCGCAGCTGGGCACGCTGAGCATCAACTGGTATCCGAAAGATCGGCCGAAGAATCTACTTGAGTGGCTCACGTTCGGCACGGGCATCTACGGGCCGAGGCGTCATCGCATTGTGCCGAAAGCGGTATGGGCCAATGAGAGGCGCGTGATGAAGGGCAAGAAGCCTAAAGCGATTCCGAAGAAAAAGCGCGTGCTCGCATGGCAGGACCCCAACACCGGCAAGTGGATTCGCGCGTCTAGCGTCGCTGGCATGAAGCCGAACGACTTCCTGCGCCGTGCATGGTATGAGCCGGAGATTGCGCGCATGCGCACATCGCTGGGCTTCAACGTCGGCAAGCTCATCCGCGATCTGATCATTCAGAAGAGCAACCGCGCATGATGGTTTATGATGTGACAAGGGAGGTAGAACAGATGTTCGTATCGGATGCGGTTAAGGCGGCAGGGGAGTTGTCCTTAGACGTGCTGGGCCTCCCGTTCGGGACGGATCGGCAGGGGCAAGTCTTCGACCGGAATACAGACATCGGGCTGGAACCCGGCGACGAAGTGCCTGCGCTGTATTACCACGGCTTCGCGGAGCGCGCGGCGAAGAGCGTCAAGCGCCTCGGCAAGGCCATCTACAAGGGTGCGAGCGATGCGGGGCACATGTTCCGCGTGGAGTTGGATAGTGCGCACGAGAAAGCACGAGCCGTGTATGACGCGGCCGTGGCAGGCAAAGCGCGCGCATCCAGCGACAGCAGCACGCACCTGGTGCGGCCACACGGCATCGTGGGGAAACCCGGGCGTGTGTCGTCTTGGCCGATTTTCGCTCTCTCGCTCATGGATGCGGAGACGAGCGATGCAGCAGTGAATCCACGCGCGGTCGCAATGGCAGCGGCCAAAGCGTTGATTGATCAGATCGAGGATGAGGACGCGGGCGCAGACGCCGCCAAAGGTGGGAAGCCGTTCAACTACAAGAATCGTGAACGACTGCTCGCAATGAAGGCGACGCTGGACGAAATGCTCTCCCAGATCGACGAGGCCGACATGCCGTCGGCACAGAATGAAACAGTGCAGCAGGATTCCATCGTGTTTAGCGGTGGCACTGCGGCAAAGGGGGAACCCATGTCCGAGGAAATCAAGAACGAAACGCAGGCCGATCCGATCGCGGAGATCCGCGCGGAGCTGGCCGCGGCGAAGGCCGATTTCGCCAAGCTGAACGAGGAGATCGTCAAGGCGCAGCGCCCCGGCTTCAATCTGAATCTGGGCGCTCAGCCCGACACGACTGCGGCGAAGGCGGAGGAAGCGGCAAAGGCGTTTGAGCGATTCATCCGCACCGGCGACCTCGCTGCCAAAGCGACGATGAACGAGGGCACGGCGGGAGACGGTGGCTATCTCGTTCCGACGGCCTACAGCAACACGCTGGTCACGGCCATCAACGAGGCATCGATCCTGCGCCGTGCTGGTGCTCGCGTCATCACCGTCAACGGCACCAATTCGTTCCGCATCCCGGGGCTGACGAACAGCACGACGGCCGCGATCATCACGGCGGAAAGCACGTCCTTCTCGCAGATCACGCCGACCATCACTGAGGTCGAATTCGTTCCCTACAAGCTCACGGCGCAGTCGAACGCGACGGACGAACTGCTGGCCGACTCGCGCATCGACGTGCTCGGGCAGGTGCTCCAGCCGGACGCGGTCAATCGATTCATCAAGGCGGAGAATACGTTCTTTGCGACCGGCACCGGCACGGGCCAGCCGCAGGGCGTGATGGTTGGTGGCACGGTCGGCGTCACTGCCGCCGCGACGAACGCGATCACGGCCGACGAGGTCATCGACACGTTCCACAGCCTCGCCACGGAATACCGCGACAATGCCGTGTGGCTCATGAATGACGCGACGCTGAAGGTCATCCGCAAGTTCAAGGAGAACGGCAGCACCGGCGCGTATCTGTGGCAGCCTGCGCTGTCCGCCGGCCAGCCGTCTACGATTCTTGGACGCCCGGTGTACACTCTGAGCACGGTTGCCACGATTGCCACGGCAAAGAACGTCATCGCGTTTGGTGACATGTCGTACTATTACATCGCCGACTTCGCGGGTATCACGTTCCGCCGCCTGGTGGAGCGGTACGCCGACATCGGTCAGGTTGGCTTCCAGTGGTACAAGCGCCTTGACGCGAACGTGATGCTGGGCGCGGCCATTAAATACCTGCGCACGGCCTAGTGACCATCCCCCATGCGAACAGCCTTAATTCTCCCCACGCTTGGACGACAAGATCAGGCCGCGAAGTGCGTAGAGCAGCTGCTGCGCACTTCGTCGGCTGACGTTGTGTTAGTGATGCCCATCGGTGAATCGCTCAGCGCAACTTGGCTAGACACATACAAACATCTGCTGAATCATCCACGCATGCAATGGGCAACGTACGTTCAGATGCAGATGAACGCATCGGAGGCGTGGAACTATGGCCTGTCGATGGCCGACGACTACGACGCCTACTTCCTCGCGGCCGACGACATCTGGGCCGAGGACGGATGGTTTGACGAAGTGCTTCGCGTGCACAAAACGACCGGCGCTCAGATGGTCGGCATCAACGACATGCACAGCGACGGCCACATCATGGCGACGCACTATTGGATGACGCGCAAGTTCATCGTTGAACACAACGGCGGCGTGATGTCGTGCCCGTGGTATCGCTCGTGGTGCATGGACCTTGAAACGACGGAACGCGCCAAGCGCGCGAATACCTACGCATGGGCGCAGCACGCGAAGGTGGAGCACAGGCACGTGCATTGGGGCGCGGCTCCGATGGACGGCACGTATGCATTCGCAAAGCCGCGTCATATCTACGACCAAGTCGTATGTGAGTACAGACGCCGCAACGGATGGCCTGACGATTTCGAGGCGGTGATCTCGTGAGGGGATACTACTGTGTGCTGATGGAGCGCACAGTGAACGCCGACGCCGCGATTGCGCTGCTCGACGTGGCGATCCACGCGCATCACCACAAGTTTCTTCGCATCAACATGGCCTACAAGCGCGTAGACGATGCGAGGAACACGGCCGCGGCGCTGTTCTGGCAGCACTCGCAGTCGGACGACGACGTGCTGGTCATGCTCGACAACGACCATACGCACCCGATGGATATCGTGCATCGCCTCGCCTCTCGCTGTGACGCTGAGCACGAGGTGGTGGGCGCGCTGATGTTTCGCCGTTCGCTGCCACACGATCCGTGCTTCTACCATCTCGACTCCGACAACAAGGTCACGTCGGTGCCGATGTCGTTCGACGGCGTGTCTTTGGTGAAGTGCGACATTGTGGGGACCGGCGCGATTGCCATCCGACGATCAGCGTTCCGCAAGTTGGCCGAAGCCGGCTTCGACTGGCCGTGGTTTCGATTCATTTATCAACCCGGCTTCGACAACAAGATTCAACGTTCAGAGGACTGGAACTTCGGCCTCGAATGCAGGCGCATCGGCATCCCGCACTGGTGCGACATGTCGATTGTGTCGCCGCACATCGGCCAGACGCTCATCGGGCCGGACGACTGGGTGCGCGTCGTCGAGGAAGGCATGAAAGACCCGGAGAAATTTGCCGAGACCTACAAGGAGCTGGGCATGAAGTTCGTCCCCACTGAGGAGGTCGCAGCATGAGCTACGCAACGCTCGCAGAGTTCAAGTCCTACATCTCCGAGATGACGGGCGGCGTGCAGACGACGTTCAGCGTCGCCGAGGACGCGCTTCTCCAGAAATTCCTCGACCAGGCTGACGCGGAGATCGAAGGGCAGACCGGGCGATCATTCGGGCAGGGCAGCAACAACCACATCCACTATTACACCGCGGCCGATGTGGACGACAAGACGCTGTATTTGGACGCCGATCTCGTGAGCATCACCACGCTCACGAACGGCAACGGCGTCACCATCGCAAGCACGAATTACTGGCTCCTGCCGATGAACGCGAGCGTGACTGGGCAGAACGGATACGACGGAAGCTTCTACGCGATCCAGCTTAAGGAAGGCACGGACTGGCAGTTCGACACGAACGGCCGCGTATCTGTCAATGGACGCTGGGGATGGATGCAGGGTGCGCCTGTGGAGATTGTGCGCACGGCGATGCGGATCGCGTATTGGTATTGGGTGAAGCGCAACGAGACGGGCGCGACGAACGTGGCAGGCGAAACGCTCACGACGGAGAGCGACGCATACCCGGCGGACGTGCGCATTGTGCTGGATCGCTACACGCGGAGGCTGGTGGCATGAGCATCACGACGTGCTACGATGCGCTGCGGGATACGGTGGCAACGGGGATTTCGGCGAAGAGCAAATACACGTCGATTCCCGTTTCGCCTCCGCAGA